AAACTCCAATGGGTCAAGTTGTAAAAGGCTTACTCGATGGTGGTGTCACATTCGGTGTATCGACTCGTGGTATGGGAAGTTTGAAGAACAATGGTAACGCAATGGTCGTTAATGACGATTATATTCTTAACGCGGTAGATATCGTGCAAGATCCATCCGCTCCTAGCGCTTTCGTTAATGGGATAATGGAAGGAGTTGAGTGGGTTTGGAATAACGGAATCATTGAAGCTCGAACAATTGAGAAAATGGAGACTGAAATTAAAAAGGCTCCACGAACTAATCTCTATGAGACAGAGGTTCGTGAGTTCAAGAATTTCCTCTCGTTGTTAAAATCAAAATAAGGAGTCAAAAATGACTGATAATAATACTGAAAATCAGGACGTGGAACTCCAAGAGACTGATGAGGAAATCTCTGAAATGAAACACGATCCTAAGAATGCTGAAGCTCAGTCAATCGCTTCTGTAGACAAAGCTCAAGATGCAGGAACACAGAGCGCGCCATTACCAATGTCGCCCGGTGCAACTGCAAAGCATAACACTAAGAAAGATCCAATGCCTAAGTTAACTAAGGCAGGTATGATTAATGCAATGTTTAACAAGATGAAAAAAGCTAAGAAAAATAATCTTGAAAACATGTACAATAGTGTTATGAAAGATCACTTCGAGAATGAAGAAGACGCAATCGTTGAAGATAAACCTTCAGTCGATTACAAAGTTGATTTCAAAGAAGATCTTAAAGCTTTAGTCGCTGAAGAAGCTACATTGTCTGATGAGTTCAAGCAGAAAGCAGAAATTATCTTTGAAGCTGCAATTCAATCAAAATTAACTGATGAGATTGACAGACTCGAAGAGAAATATAACGAAGAGCTTGAAGCTGAGATTCAAACTACAAAATCTGATCTCGTAGAAAAAGTTGACAATTACCTAAACTACGTAGTTGAAGGCTGGATGGAAGATAACAAACTAGCTATCCAAAATGGTTTAAGAACTGAGATTGCAGAAGACTTTATGAATAAGTTAAAAGACTTATTTACTGAGTCATATATCACAGTACCAGAAGGAAAGACTGACATGGTCGATGAATTAGCTGACCAAGTTGAAGACCTTGAGGCAAAACTCAACGAAACAACTGAGCAAGCTATATCACAGGCAGTCGAGCTAGAAGATCTTAAGAAAGACGCTATCATTAGAGAGCATTCAAAAGATTTAGCAGATACTCAAGTAGAAAAGCTTAAGTCACTGGTCGGTGACGTAGATTTCGAAAACGAAGAAACTTTTGCAAATAAAGTGGCTACAGTCAAGGAATCATACTTCACTAAAAATACAACAACAAATTCCGGAGAAGTAATCGAGGAAGACGAAGATGCACCAGCAGTTCAAGCTGAAGGTTCAATGGCTCAGTACTTATCCGCAATTAAGAAAACCACTAAATAGGGAGTCCAATTATGGTACCGAATACATCATCTTATGATCAGTTGATTGAAAAGTGGGCTCCAGTACTTAATGAAGAAAGTGCTGGCAAAATCACTGACAATCATAAAAGAGCTGTAACAGCTGCAGTATTAGAGAACCAAGAAATCGCGCTTAGAGAAGAAGGCTTGATTCAGGAAAATTCTAGTACAGTTGCTGGTACAAACACTGGCCCAACTCAGGCATCATGGAATCCTGTATTGATCGCACTAGTAAGAAGAGCTATGCCAAACTTAATGGCATACGATATCTGCGGTGTGCAGCCAATGTCAGGTCCAACAGGCTTAATCTTCGCGATGAAGTCAAGATATAATACAGGCGTTAATAAAGCTGGCCAAGGTACAGCAGGCGCAGGTCTAAGCGCACCAGAAGCTATGTTCAACGAAGTTGAGCAGTACTCAGGTGATTCAGGAGTAGCTGCAAACGCTGCAACTGGTCCATCTGGTCTAACAGGTATAGCTAATGGAGACGGTGACTCAACTATCGATGATAGTAGAGGCGATCCAATTGCAAACGTAGATTTATATACTACTGCAGAAGCTGAGGCACTTGGTGCATCAGGTGCTGAGCAATTCGCTGAAATGGGTTTCACTATCGAAAAAGCAACTGTGACTGCAAAGTCAAGAGCGCTAAAGGCAGAATATACTTTAGAATTAGCTCAAGACCTTAAAGCAATCCACGGTCTAGATGCTGAGACAGAGTTAGCTAACATCTTATCAACAGAGATATTAGCTGAAATCAATAGAGAAGTCGTAAGAACAATCAACGGTCAAGCAAAAACTGGTGCTAGCACTGTAAATACTGCCGTCAATGGTATCTTCAACGTACAGACAGATGCAGATGGTAGATGGTCAGTTGAGAAGTTCAAAGGATTAATTCTACAGATCGAAAGAGAAGCTAATGTAATTGCTAAAGAGACACGTAGAGGTAAAGGTAACTTTATGATCTGCTCATCAGACGTAGCATCTGCATTAAACGCAGCAGGTATGTTAGACTATACACCTGCATTAGCAGCTAACTTACAGGTCGACGACACAGGTAATACTTTTGCTGGCGTAATGAACGGCAGAATGAGAGTATACATTGATCCGTATGCAACTTCAGACTATGTCAACGTAGGATATAAGGGTACTAACCCATATGACGCTGGCGTATTCTACTGTCCATATGTACCGTTAACTATGGTCAGAGCTGTTGGGGAAGACACTTTCCAGCCAAAAATTGGTTTTAAAACCAGATATGGAATGCAAGTCAACCCATACGTAACTGCAACACCGCAGGACGATATTTCTAACAGCACCACTAAGAAGAATAACCAGTACTACAGAATATTCAGAGTAGATAATATTCTTGGTGCTTAAGTCTTAGTACTACTGATAAAAAAAGGGGAGCGTGAGCTCTCCTTTTTTATATAAATAACATTATGGAAATATTTCTACTAACAACATTCGTATTCATGGCTTTCATAGCCTCAGGCATGTCGTTTGGTTTATTATTTAAACCAATTAAAGGTAGCTGTGGTGGAATAAACTGTAGGTGTAAGAATGGCACTGACAACTAATTTTAACTATCTACAACCAACTGGATTTAAGTTAGTTATAGATAGAACTAACTATCCTAATCTAGAGTACTTTGTTCAAGACTTTACACATGCCGGTGTGATTATGAATGCGGCTGAATTAAGTTATAAGAAGATAGCTTCAATTCCTTTTATTGGTGATAAGTTAACTTACAATGAGATGCTAGCTAATATTATATTAGATGAAGATATGAAAGCTTATACTGAGATGCACGATTGGATGAGAAGAGTTCTAGATCAAGATAACGTTACTGCAGTAGATAGATTTAAAAATAAAACTCAAAGACCTCCATCACAATCTGATATTGTGTTATCTATTTTAAATAGTTCTAACAACGCAATAGTTAGAATTAAATATAGAGATTGTATACCAGTAGCTTTAACAGACATACAGTTTCAATCAACGGCAGGTGGAGAATCTTTTATAACGTTTGGTGCATCGTTTAGATTTACGTATTTTGACATATTGACTAAAAACCAGACCACAGGCGCTTTTACTGATTCATTTACAGTTACAGGTTCTGTAGGTTAATATATAATATTGAGGACATTATGATTGATTTGAAAAAAGTCCACGAGATGTGGCAAGAAGACAGTACTATTAATAATAACCAACTAGATGAGACTTCTCGTCAAACTCCAAAATTACATTCTAAATATTTACAACTTTGGTCAACTGCTAAATTAGAGTTAAGAAGGACCGAGTTTGAACAAAAGAAGTTGTTAAAAGAAAAATGGTTATATTATAATGGTAAGATGGATCAAGAAACTTTACAACAAAAAGGTTGGGATCCGGATCCTTTTGATGGTTTAAAAATATTAAAAGGTGAAATGGATTATTATTACGATAGCGATCCAGAGATACAAAAATCAGAAGAGAAGATACAGTATTGGAAAACTGTAATAGAAACTTTAACAGAGATAATAGATAATTTAAAATGGCGGCATCAAACTATATCGAACATAATCAAATGGAAACAATTCGAGTCAGGAAACTAAATCACGCAACTTTAAAAGTAGAATGCGATAGAGGCATTGGAGCAGAACTAAGAGAATTTTTTTCTTTCTATGTTCCAGGGTATAAATTTATGCCAGCTTACAGAAATAGATTATGGGACGGAAAGATAAGATTATATAATCAAATAACTGGAGAGATTTCTAGTGGATTGTTTCCACAAATAATATCTTTTGCAGAGAGCCGAGAATATAAGATAGACGTAGAAGATACCGAGTATGGTAATCCTAATGAAGGAAATAAAATAAATGCAAACTTCATGATGCAGTTTGTAGAAGCACTTAAGTTGCCGTTTAAAATAAGAGATTATCAATTTGACGGAATATGTACTGGAATACAGAGAAAAAGTGCTATACTGCTTTCGCCAACCGGATCTGGTAAATCTTTAATAATATACGTAATGATGAGATGGTTATTATCTGCACTAGACAAATCAAGAAAAGATATACTAATAGTAGTTCCAACAACTTCTTTAGTAGAACAAATGTACAATGATTTTAAATCTTATGGATATGACGTTGATAAACGCTGCCACAGAATTTACTCAGGCAAAGATAAAAATACTTTTAAAAGAGTTGTCATAAGTACTTGGCAATCAATATATAAGTTTCCAAAAGATTGGTTTGCAAAATTTGGAGCAGTATTTGGAGACGAATGCCATGGATTTAAATCAAAGTCACTTACGACTATCATGAATAAATGTACCGAAGCAGAATATAGATTTGGTACGACAGGAACATTAGATGGAGCATTAACACATGAGTTGGTATTACAAGGATTGTTCGGCAAAATTTACAGAGTTACCACCACGCGGGAATTACAAGATAAAGATACGCTCGCTAAGTTATCAATACGTAGAATCATACTCGAGCACGATGAAAAAACAAGAAAAGAATTTGGAAAACAAAAATATCAAGACGAGATTAAATACATAGTAGAACATAAAAAGAGAAATAGTTTTATTACTAACTTATCGCTAGATCTAAAAGGAAACACGTTAGTTTTATATAATTATGTAGATAAACACGGCAAACCAATATACGATATGATTAAAAATAAAGTTGCCGAGGGGCGCAAGATTTTTTTCGTATCAGGTAATACTCCAACATCTGACAGAGAAGCCATAAGAGGAATAGTAGAAAAACAAAAAGATTCTATTACAGTAGCTTCACTCGGTACGTTTAGTACTGGTATAAATATTAGGAACTTACACAATATTGTATTTGCTTCTCCGTCAAAGTCTCAGATACGAGTACTTCAAAGTATTGGAAGAGGTTTAAGAAAAACAGACGACGGAAAAGAAACTACGTTATACGATATTATAGATGATATAAGTTGGAAGTCAAGAAAAAATTATGGTATATTACACGCTGATGAAAGGCTTAGAATATATGGAAGAGAAAAATTTAATCATAAAACATATAAAGTAAAACTATGAACAAAGCAAATATAAAACAATTTAAATTAACAAATAATGATGAGATCGTCTGTGAAGTTATAGAGTGGAACACTGGTGACGAGATAACAGACGTAGTGGTCAACAAAGCTCTGCGAGTAGTGTCTCACGAAGATTTTTATAGAGGCTTTAAGTTTTTTTGTTTCAGGCCATGGCTTAGTTTTCAAGAAGATCCAGCATGTTTGCAGACTATTAACTCATCTCATATAGTAGTATCAAGCAATCCCACACCAGATATTTTAAAACATTATAAAGCTTGTTTAAGAGCCATAACACACGAGTTAAAAAATCGTGGAAAAGGCAAAAAAAGAACTACATACGCTAATTTAGACGAGATAAATCAAGCAATTAAAGATATGACAGATGAAGAGATGGATGCTTTTTTAGAAGAAAAATATGGTATGAGAGCAGTAGATCCGATAATTAATGACTCCGACGCCGGCAATAATGTTATACAGTTTAGACCTAAAGACGATAAGACATATCATTAAGGGTATATTCCTTCCCTCCCCATATACTCTTTTATTCTATCATACTTTTGTGAGTTTGTAAACAAGTTTTTTCACAACTAAGAGTTAAAAAAATATATTTACATTTACGTATTTTTGTTGTATAATATATTATGAAAGGTGGTAAAATGGCACGTAAAAAAAGTATTCACTATGTGAATAATAATGACTTCTCTACTGCAGTAGTTACGTATGTAGAAAACGTCGAAAAGGCTAAAGAAGAAAAATTGCCAGTTCCAAAAGTTCCAGATTACATAGCACAATGTTTTTTAAGAATAGCTGAAGGATTGTCTCATAAAGCTAATTTTATACGATATACTTATCGTGAAGAGATGGTTATGGACGCAGTTGAAAACTGTTTAAAGGCGATAGGTAACTACAACTTAGAAGCAGCTACAAGAACAGGTAAACCAAATGCATTTGCGTATTTTACTCAAATAACATGGTATGCTTTTCTTCGTAGGATTACTAAAGAAAAGAAACAACAAGAAATAAAACTCAAGTATCTTACTAAAGCTGGCGTAGAAAATTTTGTAGACAACGAACTCGAAGGCGGAGGAGTCGGTGAACAAGTTTCTACACACTTTGTTGACACATTAAGAGATAGAATAGAAAGAGTTAGATCTACTGATAGAGAAATGAAAGAAATAGTAAAAGTTGAGAAGAAAAAACGTAGAACAAAAATAGCAGATTCAGATTTAAGCGAGTTTATGAGATGAAAATAGCAATACTAAATGATACTCATTGTGGTATACGTAACTCTTCTGAGATATTTTTAGATAACGCTGAAGCTTTTTACAAAGATGTATTTTTTCCAGAGTGCGAAAAGCGTGGAATCAAACAGATATTGCATCTTGGAGATTATTACGATCATAGAAAGTTTGTTAACTTTAAAGCGTTAAACCACAATAGAAGAATATTTTTAGATCAATTAAGAAAACGTGGAATGAGTATGGATATTATTCCCGGGAACCACGATACTTATTATAAAAATACAAATGAACTAAACGCGTTAAAAGAATGTTTAGGTCATTATATGAATGAAGTCCATATTATAATGGAACCTACAGTTATGAAATACGGTTCTTTAAACATGGGATTACTTCCATGGATATGCTCAGATAATTATGAGCAATCTATGAATTTTATAAAAGACTGTAAAGCAGATTGGCTAGGTGCTCATCTCGAGATACGTGGATTTGAGATGATGAGAGGAGTACGCAACGTACATGGTATGAGTCCAGATGTTTTTAAAAAGTTTGAGATGGTTCTTACAGGTCATTATCATGTAGGCTCTAAAAAGAATAATATTTGGTATCTTGGATCGCAAATGGAGTTCTTTTGGTCAGACGCTCACGATCCAAAACACTTTCATATATTAGACACTGAATCAAGACAAATGGAAAAGATAAGAAATAATAACACTTTATTTGAAAAAGTTGTTTACAATGATGAAGAAATAGATTATAATAGTTATAATAAAAATTTATCTAAAAAGTTTGTTAAGGTTGTGGTCGCAAACAAAACAGATCCTTTTACTTTTGATAGATTTATTGATAATATACAGAATCAAGATATTTATGAATTAAAAATAGCAGAAAACTTTAATGAATTTGTTGGTGCTAATGTTGATGACGAAGATATGAACTTCGAAGACACCACCGAAATTGTTGATACATATATCGATGCAGTTGATACTGACTTAGATAAAGATAAAATAAAAGTTCAGATGCGTGAACTTATGACTGAAGCTCAAACCTTAGAGATAGCATGATTACATTTAAAAGTATTAAGTACAAGAACTTCTTGTCGTCCGGAAACAGTTTTACAGAAATAAACTTAAATAAAAATAAATCTACTTTAGTAGTTGGCCAGAATGGCGCAGGTAAGTCTACTATGTTAGACGCTTTGTCGTTCGCATTATTTGGTAAACCACATCGTAAGATAATGAAAAGCCAACTAGTAAATTCTATCAATCAAAAACAATGTGTAGTTGAAGTAGAATTTTATATTGGTAAAGCTTATTTTAAAATTATACGTGGAATAAAACCAACCATATTTGAGATATGGAAAGATGGTACGATGATTAATCAATCATCTCACGCTAATGAATACCAGAAGATACTCGAACAAAACATCCTGAAACTCAATCATAAGAGTTTCCATCAGGTGGTTGTACTAGGTTCATCTTCCTTTATACCTTTCATGCAACTCAATGCTGGACATCGTAGGGATGTTATCGAGGACCTTCTGGATATTAACATATTCTCAAAGATGAATATTATTTTAAGAGAAAAAAACTCAGTACTAAAAGACAAGTTGTCTACAATTAATCAAAGCATAGAACTTAATAAAACTAAAATAGAACAACAGACAAAATATATTAGAGACATCGCAGCTTTAACAGAAGAAAATAAAAAGAAATATCAAAAACAAGTAAAGACAGCTGAAGAGAAGATACTAAAATTACAGAATGAAAATAGTGAACTATCTAAAGAACTAGAGAACGATAATTCTGATAATGAATATAAAGAGCTACAAGCGCAAAAGAATAAGATAATATCTGAAACTGCTGAAGTAAAACAGCAGATGAAAGCAGTAGCAAAGAAAGGTATGTTCTTAGAAAAAAATGATACATGTCCTACTTGCGAACAAGAAATATCTAACAAAGATGTATTACTAGCTCAAGTAAAGAACGAAGCCTATCAATTAAAATCTACTTTAAACATGATTGATAGCAACGAGACAGTACTTCAAAATCAAATAAACGATTTGGAACAGCTAATGAATCATATTAGAGAAAAAACTAACGTGATCAATGCTAATAATAGAGAGATAACTTCTTTAAATCAAAGTAATGCAGATTTAAAAAAATATTTAGATGAAGAAGTTACTGCTGATTTAACTCAAGCAAGAAAAGATCTTGAAGATATGAGAGATTTAAAAGAAAATATGTTTGAGGAAAAGCTAAAAGTAAATGAACAATTTAGTTATAATAGTGTAATAGCAGAAATGTTAAAAGACACTGGTATAAAAACTAAAATTATAAAACAGTACTTACCAGCAATTAATAAACTTGTTAATCAATATTTGCAAGTATTAGATTTCTTTGTTCACTTTAATCTAGACGAAAACTTTAATGAAACGATTCGATCTAGACATCGAGATGATTTTACATATGATTCTTTTAGTGAAGGCGAAAAACAAAGAATAGATTTATCTTTACTATTTACTTGGCGCCAAATAGCAAAGATGAAAAACTCAGTAGCAACTAATCTACTGATATTAGATGAGACTTTCGATTCTTCTCTAGACCATGATGGTATAGAAAATTTATTAAAAATACTATATACTCTAGATGCAGATACTAATACTTTTATAATATCTCATAAAGGAGATATACTAGATGGAAAGTTTGAAACAAAATTAGAATTTGTAAAAGAAAAGAATTTCTCTAAGATGAAAATATAAATGTTTACTTTTGTCATAAAATGTATTATAATAAAACAATAATAATTAAAAAGGAAGGTATATTATGCAATTAAGTGAAAGCACCCTTGATGTTCTTAGGAACTTTGCTGGGATAAATCAAAATTTATTGATTAACCCTGGCTCAACTATAAAAACTATCAGTGAAGCAAAAAATGTAGTTGCTACAGCTGATATAACTGAATCCTTTACCAAAGGCTTTGGTATATATGACTTAAATGAGTTCATAGGCGTTTTAGGTCTGGTAAATAATCCATCTCTTAAATTTGACAATGACTTTGTCGTGGTTCAAGATGAAAGTGGTAGATCAAAAGTTAAATACTTTTATGCCGCAGAAGAGACTGTGACAACACCAACAAAAGTTGTCACCATGCCAGATCCAGAAGTTAAGTTTAGTCTAGATAACGACACTTTAAATAAACTTAAAAAGGCTGCAGCGACTTTAGGTCATGATGAATTACTGATTTCAGCAAAAGATGGAGTACTAACTTTATCAGTTGTAGAAAACCAAAATGCAACTTCAAATGCATTTTCTATAGACGTAGATGGTGAGTTTGCGCAGGACGCTGTCTTTAATTTCATCATCAAAATTTCTAATTTAAAATCACTTTTAGCTGGTGATTATGATGTAGAAATATCCTCTAGATTAATAACGCAATTCAAACACAAAGAGGTAGGTGTAAAATATTGGATTGCACTCGAGAAAACTTCAACGTACGGAGCGTGACATGTCAGATAACTTGACTCAATTAAAAGACCTTAGTAATAAGGCAGCTAGAAGTACAGTAGCAGTAATTGATGCTGTAACTCAAAGAGGTGGTTTTAAAGGCGAAGAGCTTACAACCATCGGCGGTTTAAGAGACCAGTGTGTACAAATTATTCAGCTATCAGAGCAGATTCAGCAAGAAGATGCCATGGCCGATAACAGTACTCAAACTGAAACTAAACCAAAGACTATTAAATAATTTACGTTTTGATTTTTGATTTTATTATTTTGTTATGGAGAATACGTAAATGTCTAAAGAATTTCTATGGGTTGAAAAATATCGACCAACTAAAATAGAAGACACTATTTTACCTAAGTCTTTAAAAGAAACCTTCCAAAAAATAGTAACCGGTGGTGAACTCCCTAATATGTTATTTACTGGTACTGCTGGCTTAGGTAAAACTACCGTAGCTCGAGCTCTATGTAATGAGCTCGACTGCGATTATATCTTAATTAATGGTTCTGAGGAAGGTAATATCGATACACTAAGAACCAAAATAAAACAATTTGCTTCATCAGTTTCTTTGCAAGGTGGCTACAAAGTGGTTATCCTCGATGAGGCAGATTATCTTAATCCACAATCTACTCAACCAGCTCTTCGTGGTTTTATTGAAGAGTTTTCTAATAATTGTAGATTTATTTTAACTTGTAACTTTAAAAATCGTATAATTGAACCGCTTCATTCCAGATGCGGCGTATACGAGTTTAATACTTCTAAAAAAAGTATGGCAGATCTTTGCGATAATTTCATGCAGAGATGCCTAACTATACTCTCAAAAGAAAATATTAAATACGCCGAAGCAGCCGTAGCTGAACTTATTATGAAGTTTGCTCCTGATTGGCGTAGAGTCTTAAACGAGTTACAAAGATATTCTATTAACGGCGTGATTGATAGTGGAATACTTAACAGCATCAAAGATAAAAACTATGATGATCTTTTCTCTTATTTGAAAAATAAAGATTTTAAAAAGATGAGAAACTGGGTTGTAAACAATATAGATACAGATGCAAGCGCAATTTTTAGAGCTATGTACGACAGAATGAGTGATAAGGTTGCGCCTCAATCAATACCACAATTGGTGCTTATTCTTGCAGACTATCAATACAAAAATGCATTTGTTGCTGATCACGAACTTAACGTGGTAGCATGTTTAACGGAGGTTATGTCAGATGTTCAATTCAGTTAAATTAACTTTATATACTCAAGAGGATTGTTACTATTGTTACGAGTTAAAAAAGAAACTTGTACAGTGGGGGTATGATTTCAGAGAAGTAAATATAAGTTACGATTTATTTGCAAAAGATTTTTTAAAAGATAAAGGACATCGAACTGTCCCGCAACTATATTGGAATAATACACATTTAAATAAGTTTCCAACAACAGAACTTAAACAAGAACATGTAGAAGCAGAACTTGATTATGAAAATTATATTGGTGGAGTCGAAAATTGGCAGGTAAAAAGAGCGTAGCAATTGTTGGTGGTGGAATCGCTGGCATAACAACTGCTTATTTTTTAGCTAGAAAAGACTATAAAGTAAGACTATTTGATCCAGATGGAATTGCAGAACATTGTAGTTATGCTAATGGCGGTCAACTCTCTGTATGTAATGCAGAAGTTTGGAATACTTATAGCAACATCATAAAAGGAATCAAGTGGATTAATAAAACTGATGCTCCTCTAGCATTTAGAACTGACCATTGGTCTTGGGAAAAAATTAAATGGATTGCAGGATTCATAGGAGCAACTGTAACTAACTCTTATGATTGGAATACTAGAAAAACTATAGAATGGAGTTTAAGATCTCGTAAATTATACAAAGAGCTTACCAGAGAACTAGGTGTAAACTTCCACCAAAAAGATTGTGGAATACTTCATATCTATAAAAACGAAAAATCTTGGTATAAAGCTCAAAAAACTCTTGAAAGATTTAAAGATACTGGCTGGGGTCGTGTAATAAAAAAAGGTAACTTACTAAAATATAATATAAAGACAAAATCAATAGTAGGTGCTACTTTTACTAAAGGAGATTCAGTCGGCGATATACATACCTTTTGTAAACAAATTTCAAGTTACTTATACCACAATTGGGACTATAGAATTGCTGTAAATAAAATCGTAAGAACTAAAGAACAAAAAGATTGGTCCAAACCACGAGATTATGCTAAAACCATACAAGAACTTCAAGAAGAATTTGATGAAGTTGTTATATGTGCTGGAGCGTATACTCCAGCTTTAGTACCAAATTTAAATATATATCCAATAAAAGGTTATTCTATAACATATCGCTACGAATCAGATGCTCCTACAACTTCAGTACTTGATGACGATGCTAAAATTGTAGCCTCTCCGTTTTCAAATAATACTTTTAGAGTTGCTGGAACTGCTGAATTAGCTGGATGGAATCATGATGTAAGAATAGATAGAATAAAGCCATTAAGAAGATGGGTAAGACAAAATACTTTCGTAAAAGATAAAAGACCAGAGATGTGGGCATGCTTAAGACCAATGACTCCTAACATGTTACCTGTAGCTAAAAAAGTTAAAGGATTATGGGTAAATAGCGGAGCTGGCCATTTAGGTTGGACTATGGGAATGGCTTTAGCTGAAAAAATAGCAAAGGAAATATAATGGAAGCTGAAATGATAAATCAATTTGTTAATCAATTAGCTATGTGTGAATTATTATCTGCACACAGCTTAATACAACCTTCACTCTCTTTTGAGTGTAAACAAATAGAAATCTTTATTCAAGAATCTTATTTTGATAATAACTATGATGCATTTATAAAATGGTGGGATGCAACTGTCGTGCCGGTGGTAAATGAATTTCAAACGTTAATAGAGAAACGTACATCATGAATCCTTTTGAATACGCCAACGCTATAAATTACACTAAGAAGAATATTATGGTAGATGATATTGCTGAAAAAGCATATAATCCTTTTATGATTAATCGTCAGCTTTCATACTTTCCAGATACAGTATTAGCCGCAAATGAGATGAATCGTCATCATCATGTAGATAATCGTCTCCAATTCGATTTTTTTATAAATATAATTAGAAAGCGCAAAAGGTTTTCTAAATGGTTTAAACCAGAACAAATTAGTGATTTGGAGACTGTTAAAGAATACTATGGTTACAGCAATGAAAAAGCCCGCCAAGTTTTAACACTCCTATCCACTGAACAAATGAATGAATTAAAAAATAAGGTGGCCAAAGGTGGAAGAAAATAATATAGTAGAATGGACTCCTGACAATATGTTAGAAGTTACATTAAACGAGCCAGATGATTTCCTAAAAATTAGAGAGACGTTAACTAGAATTGGAGTAGCTTCTAGAAAAGACAATAAGTTATACCAATCATGTCATATACTACATAAACAAGGACGATACTTCATCGTACATTTTAAAGAATTATTTTTACTAGACGGTAAGAAATCTAACTTAGAAGAAAATGATGTAGCTAGAAGAAATACTATTGCTACGCTCATGAGTGACTGGGGTTTACTTGGAATAGAAAATAAAGATAAAGCACAACCAGTAGCTCCACTTAGACAGATTAAAATAATATCTTTTAAAGATAAAGATCAATGGGAACTTTGTCCTAAGTATAATATAGGCAATGGCGTAAAAGCTTAAAAAAAAGTTTATCACAACCGTTTAAATTTAAAAAAAAAGTATTATATATATTATAGGATGCCGAATAGTTCGGGTCCGTTAACTAACCTTGCTTAATAGGAGGATACTATGACTGGAAATTTTGTTTTCCCAAGGAACGCTTTTTTAGGTTTCGACCATATTTTCGACGCATTACAAGATATACATGTACATGCAAACGATGGATACCCACCACACAATGT